ATTTAACCAACAAACCATCTGTAACAAACTCTAAATATTGTTTCATTAAGTTTGAGTTCATACCAATAAGTGACACTGGTAATGACTCTGTGATAAATTCTTTTTCGATTTCCAAAGCAGATAATAAAATCTCTCTGATTCTACTTTCTGATGGTTTATTCTCAATGTGGTTGTTAATTAAGTTAATCGCAAAATCACAATGTAAATTTTCGTCTTTAAAAATAAGTGTATTTGCGTTGCATAAACCCTGCATCAAACCTCTTGATTTTAACCAAAAAATTGAGCAGAAAGATCCTGAGAAGAAAATACCTTCTACAGCCGCAAACGCAACCAATCTTTCTTGAAAAGAAGCGTTTTCAATCCAGTTCAAAGCCCAATTAGCTTTTTTCTGTACCGCTGGTAAATGTTCCAATGCCCTGAAACTTTCTAGTTTTTCTTGTGCATTTGATATGTAAGTATCAATCAACAAAGAATACATAAGGCTGTGGATATTTTCCATGGCAATCTGAATCCCATAAAAGAACTTAGCCTCTGGGTATTGCACTTCTTTTAAAAAATTCTCAGCAAGGTTTTCATTAACAATACCATCCGATGAAGCAAAGAATGATAAAATGTTTTTAATAAAATACCTTTCATTATCCGTTAAGTTTTGCCAATCCCTGGTATCGTTAGATAAATCGACTTCTTCAGCTGTCCAAAACGCAGCCTGATGTTGTTTGTAGAACTCCCAAATGTCGTTGTGTTCAATAGGGAAAATAACAAATCTATTTGGATTTTCCTGTAAAATTTTTTCTTGCATAATTTTTATTGTTTAAATAAATATGGGTAAAGATACGTTTATTATCCTAAACCTTCACTAATTTCTGTTGTTTCTTCTTTATCTTTTTTTAACCCCTCTAAGTATTTCCTTCTAACCTCAACACTTTGCTGTTGTTTTTGAGTCTCAAAACCTTTTTCCGTTAACATATCATTTGTATCGATTAAAATCCTTGAATTGTCAAATAAACAATCTTTAAATATCATACCATCATCACCCATACGGTTTTTAAGGATTGATATTGTTGCAACCTTATGATCTTTTTGTTCAAGAGTTTTACCAATACTCATAATAAAGTGAGCAATCTGCGCTTTTTTAAGGTTACCACCCATATTTTCAGTCTTAACCACCTCAACACTTGTTGAACTTCTATTACCTTGGGTTGCGGTCCAACCAGCAACATTCATCTCATCTACCATACTTTCAAACGCACGCATGATTTTACCTTCATTTGACCACTCCTCTGAATTTGAAGTTTCTTTCTCCATGGAAAGACAGTCAATGTAGTCTAAAACAAGCATATCAACTTTAGTACCTTTAGAATTGATTTTTTTAATGATGTTTTTGATTTTATTTATCGTAACACCATCGGCTGGTAATTTCTGTAAATACAAATTGTTTTTGTATTCCTCTTTAATAGCTTTGATTTTTGTTTGAATCAAAGCTTTATTTTCTGATAACTCAGAAAGCGGTATTTTTGTTAAAGCTGAAAAATGTTTTCTCTGTACAGCTTCTTCTTTATCCTCAAAAAATATTTGTAATACAGTTCTTCCACTAAGGAATGCGCTACTAGCAACTTTTGTTAAGAAAGTTGTTTTACCAACACCAAGTGGTGCAATAACTAAACCAACCTCACCTTTTGATAACCCACCTTTTGTGCAGTCATCGATACCCTGAATACCTGTTGGCATTGGGTCTCTATAGTCTTCTGATAAGACTTTGTCTATGTTATCGAATAATAAGATGGGATCCTGTTCTTCTTTAAAAGTGATAGCATCTTTAATCTTTTTTTCGATTTCATCGTAGTCTGAAATAACACCACGATCTAATTTCGTTTTTATCTCATTTACAGCACTACGTATTGATTGTAATTTACAGAATTTTTTAGCGTTATTCTGTGTGTTTAGGTTACCAACTTTACAATTTTCTATATCGTTGATAGTATCATCTAATTGCGTTCTAAAAGCTTCAAACTCTGGCCCAATTTCATTTTTAACCTCAAGTCTTAACGATGGAAAATTTAATAACACATCGTGTTCTTTATGGTAGTTCTTAATTATGTGAGCAATCTTTTGGAAGGCCTCGGATGGAAAATATTTTGGTTCAATAATATCTATTATTGATTCACCAAATTTGTGGTCTGTAACTATTTCATTTATTAATTGTAATTGAAAATCTTTACCTAAATCTTCAAAGCTGCTTATTATTTTAGCCATTTAATTTTTAATTTTATTGTGTTCGTAAACTATATCCAAGGTATTCTGTCTCTAACTCTCTTGTTGGTGTGCATAAACATTTTTGAACACGTGTAATCAATTCATAGATGTGCTGACGAATATCAACTGTGTATCTAATTTTAACAGGGTAAATGGTTGCATCCCATTCTCTGTAAGAAATTACATTACCATCATGTTTAATCACAATTTTCATCGCGTCTTTAGAACCATTTTGTTCATAATTTGGTATTTCAAAGAAATGCCTGTGGTGTTCAGTCATAAAGTCTGATGCTTTGTCTTTTAAAATACTTTTAATCAACGAAACGTTTTCATCCATCGCATGTTTAAAGTTCATTGAGTTTATCGCTTTGTTATTAAAACCGATAATGTTAAAGAATCTTTGTACGATAATGTTGTCGTTTAGATAAAGCGTAAACTCAAATTTACGTTGCTCTCTTTTTTCTTCCATGTTATTTGTTTTTTGTGTTGTATACATTTTTTATATTTTATATAATAGTAATAAAAGTTGATCGTAAAACCAAATTATGAACCTTTTTTTTGATCATTTTTTTGTGTTTTATAACATCTTTTTTTTATGGTATAAACTTTCTTCCTTCTTTATTATTGTTATAAATGAAGACCAAAAGGTAAAAAAACTATCATCATTTCTTGGTAAAAAATTTAACAATTCATCTTCTTTCATCATTTCCATGATTTTTTTGATACCACCACGTCCTTCAGGTGACAAAGTTTCATTAACCATCTCACTAATAGCTTCCTTTAATTCGTCAGTAACATGTGGTTCTTTGAGATTAATTATTTTATTCATTACTGAAAAATAATCCGTTCCGTATGTACCCCATTTGGTTTCACCGTTAATGATAGTATTCAACGTTTTATCATTCGGTTTTTCAATCAATAACTCTTTCGTTCTATCGATAACCCAATCCTGGTTAACGGTTTGTTTTTTTATTTCTGGGAAATATTTTAACACTTTTTGTTCACCAATATTTTGTAAACCAGATATGTTGTCGCTTGTATCACCAGCAATCATTTTAATAATACCAACATTTGAATAGTGGTAATCAAAATAGCTGTCAAAATTATCCATATTAATCATAACCTTAGCACCCTTTATTGTCAAACATACTTTCGTATTTTCATCCAATAATTGTAATAAGTCACGATCATTTGTATAAACAATCTTACTCTCATTAACCGAGTTCATTGAATAGTATGCTATACCATCATCGGCCTCACATCCATCAATTTCAACCTGTCTAATTGATAATTCCTCTAGGTATTGTTTGATTCGGATTCTTTGTCGATCCAAATCGTGTTTTTCATCAATCGTTACTTTGTTGTCACGGTTTTGTTTGTAGTATGGATAGTAACCTTGTCTATAATCTTTAGACCCTTTACCTTCCCAAAATACAACAACCTTTGTGACTGCGTAATCTTGATAGAACCTCTTAATGGTGTTAATAAAATGGAATATGGTACCAACGCTACCTTCTTTACCTTGTAGCTGCTTGGTACCATGAAACCCTTGTTTTAAAAGATATTCACCATCTATAAGTAATGAGTTAATAGTTGTATTAACTTTATTATGTCTTATTGGTTTATTAATCTTCATCGGAATAAGAGATTTTTTGGTTAACCTCATATTCCTCTAACTCGAAGTTAGCATCATCTATTTTACTAGCCCAGTACTCGAAAGTTTGTTTTTTGTACAAGTCTAATGCCGCTTTATTGTCACGTTTATCATCAGTAATGAATCCGTGTGGTGTAACAATAATTTTTGAGTCAGCGTAACCAAGACCGTTGATATGGTTTTTATCCACAGTAACTTTGGTTCTTGTCGCAAAATTGATTTTTCTACCTTTGCTTGTTGCATCAATTTTGTTTATACCACCGTCAGCTTCATTACCAAAACGGAACACTAATGTAGCCGCTTGATAGATAGCCTCACCACCTTTTGGTTTCATCTTAGGTTGACCCATTGGAGAATCTGGAAGTCTTACCCATGGTAAGTTACACACAACAAGACCATTTAAATATGGTGATGTTTCTTTACGGCTGTTATTGATTCTTTGGTTAATACCCATGTTAATCTTTTCAGCCAACGCACCTGCGCTATGTTGTTTACCACCTTTACCTTCCCATGTCATTTTACATGGCACCGAACCAACTGAATCCCAGAAGAAACAAACATCATAAGGTAAATCACCTTTAGCTTGCATATCTAAAACTTCATTGATGTAATCAGTAACTTGTTCAATGTAATTAAAATCATCACGGTATAGGAAGAATCCATCCCACTCACCAGTTTCTTCATTTCTTGAACACTCTAAACCCATAAGTTGGCAATGTTCAAAACTCCATTTTTTCTCTGTTACCAAATAAACTGGTAAGATACCCTTTTTTTGCGCATCAACTGATGCCGCAATTAACGCACTTGTCTTACCTGTGTTGGTGTGACCAAGTAACATATTAATGTGACCCATACATGGACCTGGAACCCCAGATGCCTCTAAAAAGGCTTCACCACAACTCAGAAATAAATCTGATTTGTATTTAGTTGTTGTACTCATCTTCTTTTTGAGATCATCAAAAGAAAATTCTTTTTTCTTTACTGCCATATAATATTTAA